GATTAATTCTTTGCCTGCATTTACTCTATCAACTAACACTAATGTGTTTCCACTTTCTTTAATGTTTAGTATCAATTCAGCCACATTGTCTAATCTAGATTTATCTTCTAGCAAATGCTTTAATTCACTTTGATAATCTTTGAATTCAACGTTATCTTGCATTTGAATTACATTAACGTGGCATCTAGCAAGTACACCTTTATCCTGTAATTCGCTTGCTGCTAATTTGTTTATCACAGGACCTAAACTAACAAACAACGCCTGACTAGCAAACAACTCTTTAGGTATGGTTCCTGTTAGTCCCCAACGAATAGGTATGTGACCGAAAGGACCTGTCAATAGTGTTTTAAGAACATCTGCTTGCGCCATGTGCGCTTCATCGATAATCAAACACACAACATCTTCAATAAACTCACCAATAGGTACCTCTGCTTCCTTAGCTTTCGTTGCCTTAAGTATGTTATTCAAACTTTGCCAAGTACATATCGTGTGAGTTCTGCCTATTTCTTTTCTTTCACCGAAGTACACACCCACATCAAGACCTAAGTTAACATAGTCTGCTTCAGTTTGTACGACAAGACTTTTGTTTGGTACTACAACAATACTTCTGCCATATTTTTCTACACTATGACTAAGTGCAGCAGTCATTAATGTCTTACCTGCACCCGTAGCTACCTCTTGTACACTTTGTATATTGGCAAGAAAATCATTGACTACCTTTAACTGATAGTCACGAAACTTAATTGGCTCACCGCATTGCGGATGACCTTTAGGCCATGTATGATTACTAAATGTATCTTCCTGTATTTGTGTGAATACAAATTGATTTTGTGTAGTTCTTAAATCTTCTATCTGTATATCATACCCTGCACTGTCAATGACTGGTATAATACTTTCTAATAGATTAATGAATGTGCTGCCGCCCAAACTGAAATAGCTAACCTTGCCGTTCCATCTACCCAATTGGACACTTGGACGAAATCTAGCACCTGGTATTTCATATTCAAACATCTTCATTAACTTCTTTCTATCAGTTAATTCCAAACCCGATAGCTTACAGTTAACTTCATCTTGTATAATTATTTTACATTCTTTCATTTTATATCGACCTGTTCGTTATTTGTAATTGTTATTATTTTAGCGGAGAAAGAACTACCGCTTCCTAAATGATTTAGTGATCCATATTTAATCAATACGGGCATAGATAATGTTCTGTCAAACAGTTTGTTACCTTCTTTATCGTGCCATGATCCTACATGAAAAGTTTTTATTTGTAAACTTTCTAGGTCACGCTTTACACTTTCTTTGGCTGTAGATTTAGATGTCAATAAACTATAATATAGGTAATCACATTCAATATCTTCTAAGTAATATTTTAACTCAAATATATTTTTTTCATCAATAGAATAATGAGTACTGACCGCAAACAATAACCTGTTTATACTAAGTTCATCTTTGCATTGACTACTGAGTTCTTCAATTAGTTCCTCATCAATTTTCACACCATGGTATACTAGTTTAGCCAACATACTGTAACTAGTATCTAGCTCAATGTTTTTAAATTGTTCATGTACTTCTTCCGTACATGATGCAATGTATAACCTATTTTGCCTTTTTATAAGTGTCGGATTCCAATACTTACATTCATCATATGGTAGTAACTCATTTATAATCTGCTGCGTTTGTTCACAGCAACTAAAATTATCATAATGTTTGGTAACTATATCGATGATTATTTTTAAATTATGTAATCCAAGTTTACTTGAATACACTTTATCGGCGTGACTCCAATTCATGACCCTTGCGTTTCTAGCATCTTGCACAAAATTAGATTTAAATGGTGTGCGAACTATAATCCAATCATCCGATATTTTTACTGAGGGAATGGTAAACTCTGATGAACTAGCAATGACTTTGAGTGTCCAGGGTAATTCAGAAAGTATTTGAGCATCCTGGCCTACCTTTTGTACTTGCCGTGAATACTTAAGAACAATTTTTTTGAACAATGCATGTTGGTTACTTGTAATGGGTTTGCCTAACCCAACATTGTTTAACTGTAGGCTATACAAAAATTTCTTATCGTATGTTCCCAAACTTACTTTGTTAATTAGTAAGTCCAAAACATCTTCGGCATATGTATAGTTCATCGACATTTTAGCATTATGATATATTCATAAAAATAAGTCAACACAAATGGCTAATGGGAGCCGAAGCTCCCATTGCCTAGTTGAAAAATCTTAACTACGTTTCATACATGTAGTTTCAGCAAGCATCTTCCAGTTCTCGCTAATCTTAACCAGATCAGCAATTTTCAGACACATACGCAGACTGAGTTCATGCAGTTTGTTTTTGTTTGTTTCCATAAAGCTGAAAATTTCTTCAGCCTTACCTTCTTCAAAATTGTAGTCGCGGAACAGACCACCATCACTATCACGGTGCACCTGTTTGATACGCAGCATCTTGTCACGCTCTGTATCAACTGTCAAGTCCAAAAAGTGACAACGTGATTGCAATGCCTCGAGGTGATCTTGCAGTTTTTTAGATTTCACATTCTCAAACTTCAAGTTTGTGATGAAGATTGCAGAACCCTCAAAGTTGAATTGATCAGGGATACCCTCACGGCGCAGCATAGAACTATCACTGTTCCAGCAGATACGTCTGCGCTTACCCGAATCAAGTGCTGCCTTAAGAATGTTTAGTGACAACTCGTCCTGAAACACAGAATCACAGTCATCGAACACCAACACGTTTTTCTTGTCAGAGTATTTGTACAATTGTGCATACAAACCCAGTGCAGTCATAGCACCTTTGACAATTTCAAAACGAACACGTTTGCCTGCAAGCTTGTCAAACATGCTAGCTTTTTCTAGCTGAGTTTCAACACCGAAACTCTTACCTACACCTGGGGGACCTGATACAATCATAGCCCGAATATCGCTATTGATTGCAGCCTTAGTCATTTCATCAAGAATCGAAAATCGCTTAGCGATACGATCCATTGCTTCCTCGTCAGTCTCGACCGACTTAGTTTCTTTTGCTTTAAATGCAATTGCGTTTTCTGTCACGGCTACTTCTCCATTTGTGAATACAACATCATTAATAGAATTTACTTTTACTTTGACAACATCAATAGCAATGTCAAATTGACCATCATTTTTTACAGTAACATAGTTACCTTTTTTACCTGTTTGAAAACCCTTGACAAGTGTGAATTCTTGATTAATAACAGGCTTGTTACGATACTCACCGAACTTAACAATTACTGTACTCATATTAGCTCCTAGTTATCAATTTATTTGATAATTATACAGAATACTGGATTAATTGTCAAGTGTTGCAATTGCTCTAATGTAAGTATTTCCACCTGAACGATGATAGAAATTTGTTTCACTTGTTGTCACTTTGACAGGACTATCGTATCCTAAATCTTGATAGATTTGTTTAAGTGTTGCTAAAATTGCATCAGATTTTAAATCGGATATCATAAATGAAACACTACGACGATTCTTGTCAAACTTAGAAGTCTTGTCAGTCCAGCAACCTGAATATCTTGCATTATTGACATCTAATGCAATTTTGATAAGTTTTCTTGCTGTTTTTGTATTGGGTATATTCATATGTAGCTCCTTGTTATTCACTATACCCATATTGTATACCCAAATAGATTCATTGTCAAGATTTCAAAATTAGCAACCTTGGATTGCAAATCTTGTAAAATTGTAAATCATCGTTTATTGCTTTAAGAAACTTTGCACTAATGTTGAATTCAGGATACTCTAGTATTGATTCAAACATACTCAATAATGGATTGTGTTTATCAATTGAAAGAGAGTAGAGATGGTTATCTTCATCTGTTAACCAAAATTTGTATTCTGATGCTGAAGTAACAGACCTATAAAGTTTTTTGTGGAACTTTAATTTCTTTACGCCTATGAATGTATTAAGATTTTCTGTGCTAGCCGTTTCTCGTAATTTATCTAGTTCCAAATCGTAGTAATAAAATTCAGGCAACTTGTAAATCATGCCCTTAAATTTTTCGGGATACTCATTGGTGTAACCTTCTGCTAAGTAATTAGCCAAATCTTTTCTAAACTTGGATAGTTTTTCACCCTTAAGATTTTTTACTACGATTTTTTTGCTATAGTACTCACGAATGTCTGCTGCTATCTTATGTTCGTGTTCGGTAACCTTCATACCACTGCTAGTGCCATGAACTCTATGATTGTATTGTAATACACTAAATGCTAATCCATCTACAGGGTCTTTCCACATTTTGTTTTCATCTGTTTCGATATTTTTAAAAATATCATCTAAAGACCAAGAAATGTTTTTTGTGAGCCCTCTACTTAAGATTTGGTTCATAGTGTAACATCTTCCATTCCAGCGGTTCTAAGTCTAACAATATGTCCCATCTGCCATTGTTTGGCATCAAGACCCTTCATGATACCCAACCAACGATTACGCAAATATGCTACTTCGTTGATTATGGTTTCAAAGTCAATAACTTCTTGCTCACCGTCTACATACTTTTCAGCATCACGGCTAGTTAAGACTCTATTATACGCTTCTAAATATTTTTGAAAATGCGTTCGGCGAATTTTCCTAAGTTTGATGTTAAGAAAATTTAACACCGCTTCAATCTCTTGTAGTTGATTAAAACGGTGTTCAGTAATGCCCGGAAGTGATGATATACTCTTTTCTATGTTACCAAAAATTCTTACATCATTTTTGGCAGCGGTTAATTCAGATTCATAGTATGATATAAAATCGGGTATAACTGCCAAATCAGCAGAGATTTTTGTGTACCAATTCATTAGTATCTATCCTCATCGTCATAGTCATCGTCATAATAATCTTCATCTTCATCTTGTAGATTACGGTCATCGTATATAGCTAATGCCTTATTGATGTCCTTATCACTTCTGAATGAAGATTTTATGTCGCTTGCATCAAAATTATTTTCAATCATATACGATACAAGTTCTTCTGCTGCTTCACTCCTAGAACTCAAATCAATATGTTGGCGAAGTACATCCCATACTTCAGCAATTACATCTAAATCCATTATCAAGTCTCCTCGGCTACTTCAGCCTCTCTCTGAACAGTAGATTGCCTATTTTGATATTCTGCCATAATTTTATCTAAGCAACCTTCTTCGTTACTTTCCCAACCCTTACGGAACATTTTAATAACTTCT